CAACCAAGACGCCTACGGAATGGACACGGCCCCGATAGATAATACCGAGCGCGTCGAGTTTGAATCAGGGAAAGCCAGGACGTATCTAAAGAATACCGCCGTTAAAAAGGTCCATTCCTTTATGCTGTCTCTTAACGACGAAGGGCCAGGATCAGAGTACAAGACTTTTGTTGCATGGTGGGATACCGTACTATTAGGATCGGCGATGTCTTTCTACTTCCCTGATCTAGTAACTCATACTGGGATTAAAGAGTACCGCATGGTAAGTATGTTTTCTGCAACCGGGCAGCGACTTAAAGAAGTGTCCCTTTCCGTGGAGGAGATGTGAACGTAAACTTTGCGAAACTTTGCAGGCGGACGGGCGGCTACAAACTTGCGTGGCTGATTACGATATCAGACCCCGATGATACAATGATCGTAAGAGTTGTAAACAATAATGCAGACATAGCGTTCGGCGGCAACACGTATTTGGCCTCGACCTTTAACTATTCGCCGGGTGAGATGATACATGGCATAGACGGCGGAGGAACGCTAGATATCGTCGTAACTGATAATACCGTTATCGACATGATCGAAACGTATAGGAGCGTGAAGCTCGATGTCGTCGGAGCGTTGGTTGACGGAGTAGTATCAGAGTTACAGGGGTTTGCTCATACATGGGGAAGCGCAACGTGGGACGGCAAGAAAGCATCTTTTACTTTTGAGAAGGACGAGAAGTTGACGATGACCTTTCCGGCTGTTATAATGGACGCAGGTATTAACCGTGGTAATGCCGGAGAGATGGCAGGGGCAGGGCTAAGGAGCGTGGTGCGGTGACATCCGAGGACTTACTCCTTGTTCCTTACAAGCGGGATGGCCGGGATGTGAACGGAATGGACTGCTACGGCCTTGTTATAGAATGTTGCCGGAGAGTTGGTAAAAATCTGCCTGACCTTGTGTGTGAAAACAATGCAGAGAATCTTCCGGCGTATATCCAGTCGCTTGGTGTTGTAGAACTGTTCAAACCTAAGAGGGATTGCGTTGCGCAATTCGAGCATGACGGGGAGTTGCACGTCGGGTACATGATCGACAAAAAGACCATAGTGCACATGACGTACAAGGGTGTTCGAGTTGATCCGCTGTCACGGCTTAAAAATCCACGATACTTTGAGGTGGTCGAATGATTGTATCAGTATGTCGTGATTTATCAGATAGAGCAATCTCGTGCAGCATAAGGCCGGGAAAACTCGTAGACATATATACCGAGCTCCAGCTTGGTAATGCCGTTGCTCTTGTAAACGGGAAGCTTGCTCCGCCAGAATTGGAAGTTAAAGAAAGCGATATCGTATTTATACGACAAGTTCCCGGCGCAATAAGCGGCGGGGTGGCGTTATTCATCGCGGGTGCTCTCCTCATCGCGGGGGCTTCGTATGCCGGGTATCAACTTTACCAACAGAGAAAACAACTGTCGCAGTTGCAGGAAGCGATGGACGAACTTGGTTCTGTTTCCGGTGCTGTTACAAATCTCCCATACCTGAAGGGCGCTAATAATGCGAAGGCCCTTGACCATGCCGTGCCATACATAATCGGGAAAAATTACATTGCTCCATATATTTTATCAAACGGCGAGATAAGGTATAAAACGATAACGACACGGGACGGTACCAAGGATGTCGTTTCCCGTTTAGTTCCATACCAAGTAGGGTACAACAAACTCGTATTGCGGACGGCATATGCAAACGGTAATGTCATCCATCAGTTTACCGGAGACGTCCCTCAGGAAGGCACTATAGTTATCAATGAGCAAAGTAGGCTGGTTATATCTCAGTCCGGACTCGATGGATTAACTGCGTACAGGTATACGCGGATACTTTTAGAGCCGGGAGACAGACTCCTAAAGCTTGATGATCCACAGTATGCCCCACTTGTCTATACGCTCCCGACGAACGCGCGACAGACAACTGTCACGCTGGTATTTAATGGCCTGCTTAAGTATAGCAAAAAAGGTGAAGCGCAAAGTCACTCGCTCGTGATCCATGCGTATTTTTCCGACGACGGAGGGGCAACGTGGGCCGTATTCCCGGTTGACTTCGGTACGATCACGGCTAACACAAAAACACAGATGCGGGTAGAAAGGACGATTACATTCTACTATCCGGGTGTAAAAGATTTAACCGTCCCGATACAAATAAAAATCTCTTGCGCGTCAAACGCTTTTGACGGGTCCGCACTTGAAGATGTATATGTCCAGACTCTTGAGTCTCTACTTTACGATCCTGTTGCATCGAAGGCGGCGAATGCGTTTGTTAATCTCCCGATTCTCGATAAGGCGGTTGCAGATAAATCCTGTTTGGTTGGATATACCGCGATGGCGCGAAACTCGTCAGAGGAAGAAGCGTTTCAGAACTTTGCGCTGATCGTCGAGGGAGTAGCAAGCATATGGGACGGCACAGAATGGAGCGCAACAAAAGCGCCGACTAGTAATCCCGCCGCGTGGCTCATTGAGATACTTACTTCATCCGTTCATCCGCAATCGCAGATTGCTATCGAAGATATAGACCTTGATTCGTTCGGAGAGCTTTACGAGTACTGCGAGGCAGAGGACATAAAGTTTGACAAAGTGTATTTGTCAGGCGAGCCGAAAGAGAACATCATACAGTCAATTTGTGATGTGTGCTACTCTACACTATACAAAAACATTGACGGGAAAATAGCTGTAGCAACCGACAAGCAGAAAGAAAATGCCATCGCTGTAATCAACACGCAAAACTGTTTCTCGTTCTCTAATAAAAAAGATTTGTCGCGCCCGGTTGATGGGTTAAGGGTGTCATTTGTAAACGAGGCTCTTGGATATGAGCAAGATACATACGAGGTTATGCGCCCAGGGATTACCAAGGACGCTAACTCGCGCATAAGGTCGATCACGGCGGACGGGATTACGCGGTACTCACAGGTGGTCAAATGGGCGTGGAGACTCATGGCCATAGAATCCGCCCGACCGAAAGTTACAACCGTCGAGATAGGAAACGAGGGTGTATACTATACGCCATTATCAAAAGTCCTCGTGCAGCATCCGTCCCTCAAGAACGGTCTTGGGTCTGCTGAAATAAAAAACGTAGTAGTTTCTGGTGGGAATATTATTGGGCTAGACCTATACGAGCCGATAGCGTTTGACTCGTCCGATGCTGACAGGTATGGCATGATTGTCCAGTGTGTCTCCGATGATTACTGTACACCGCTCGCGATAGAATATACCGGAGTGGACGGGCTTAACTTTTCAGTTGCGCTTGTAACTCCTATATCAACAACCGCCGACGTGATCCCCCATGCGGGAGATACTCTTTCTTACGGGCTACTCGATAGCGGATCATTCGGCACGATTACGAATCCGATGATGATAGCCGGAATGAGTCAGACGGAAAGAGGTTGGAAGCTTGAACTCGTAGACTACAATGAGGCCATATACGAATACGGCGCTATCCCGGAGTATAAGCCGAACATCACGAAGAAGACTGTACACGCATATATACCAGAGGAACCTCGGCCTGCTACTGTAGAGGACGTCTCTAAAGCAGTGGCGCTGATAACTAGCGACGGGTCTCCTACGTGGATACCGGATACTGTTGATGGGGTTACCGTAAGCGCCCAGCGTGATACTATTACGATTGCATGGCCATGGAACGGCTCGGCTATAAACAACATCGTCAAGAACTTCATCGTCGAGATAGAGAAGGGCGATGACGAGTGGATCGCCTTAACGCCGGTCACAACGAACCGGGCGGTATACACCTTCGACCGGAATACGGACGGGTACCCGGAAGCCGTGGACCTCACGGATTGGCATGTGCGCGTGAAGGCCGTGAATATCTACGGAAACGCCTCGGCCGCGTACGGGCCTTCAGACGTCGGGCAGGTGGTCGATTTGACTGAATACCTTACCTGGATTCCCTCGGTCCCCGTCGTGTCCCCGTACTGCAATGGCCGCGAGGCGGTGCTCTCCTGGGGCGCTGGCGCTCAATACGGTCGCTTAGGGTATCAGGTGCAAATCGCGAGGAAGGATACCGTCCCCGACGAGGAGGACTGGGAGAAGCCGGTCCTGACCCTCGATCCGCGGGCCTCCGAGGAGAACTATAGCGACGGAACGACGGGAACCCTGTTCACGACCGTGGAACAGATCTCTCAATCCCTCCCGCTCCACAATCAGGCGCTCGGTCTTCCGGTCGACACCAAGTACTATTACCGCGTCCGTGGCGTTACAGCGGTACCTACTTCGGCTGATCCTGATGCAGTTATCCTTGGCTCGTGGTCTGGAGCATATCCGGTACTCGCGCGCCCGACAGGCACGATGGATCTCGTTGAAAAGGCAATCAAAACCGCCCAGCTCGATGACGACGCGGTAACGGTCGAAAAGCTCAATGTTTTGGCAAAAAACTTGGTCAATCCTTTTACCTCGGAAGCGCTCGACGCAATGCCCCAGGGATGGACCGCGACCGGGCTATCAGTCTGCAAGATCGCGGCCTCGTCCGAGATCGGGTATAACGTCCTCCAGATCAAGTCGACCGCAGATGGCTCTGGGCATGTTGTGAGCGATGAGTTTACCGTTGGGCCTTACGACATCCTTGAGCTGACCGTTGCTCTCATGAGCGACGTAGCGGCGAACGTTTCCGTTCGTCCGGGCGCTCCCGGGGATGCCGCGTATCAAACATACCGCTCGGCCTGGGATGCTACAAATAAGGCATGGGGCGCGTTCGGGAATCTTACCTCCGGTCAGCTCCTCATCGAGAACGTCTCCCCTGCAGGCGCGTATACTGCGTATAAGACCTACCTTGTCGGCTCTCTGGTAGACCCCTCGCAGATCCCGGCCCCGATAAACGTGCAGTATTGCGTGCGAATGGTCGCGGGCCAAACGGCGATGAGGATTCACGTGGTATCGTACCTCGCGGCCGCGACGGTGTGCGTCGGGATTCCGACGCTCCAAAAGCTCGGCGCAGGCCAGTTGACTGCGAATCAGATCCTTGTCCGCGACCTCTCGGCGATATCCGCGAATGTCGGCAAACTCGAAGGCGATGACCCGGACGCGTTCACGCTTGTCGGCAATAATGGGTACGATAAGCCACTCGGAACCTTCTTGCTCGGAAAGGCAACGGACGCGTCATATCTCCGCAGATGGTACGATACGGCAACCTCGACATGGAAGATGGCGATCAAACTCGCGACGTTCTTTGTCGACGCAGTAACGTCGAAAATACTCGGCCGCTTTCAGGTCCGCAATGCGGCGGACACGGCAACGACTCTCGATGTTGATCCTTCAAATCCGGTTGCTGTAGCTGTAGCCGGTGGGATGAGTGTTAGCGGTGGCCTCAGTATCGACGGCGGTACTGCGTGGCATTCGTTGAATGACGGTGCTGGTTCTGGTCTCGACGCAGATACAGTTGATGGGATACAAGGATCGCATATTTTGCACGTTATAGGGGGCTATCTATCTACGGATATTGATTATCTTACATCTGAAGGCGTGTATAGTATCTTATATGCCGGCCGGGGATACTCTACAATGCTTGTTTTTGGGACAATTACAGGCGGTAGTACTAGTACGGTGCAGTTGGAAACGAGCTGGAGCCCCGGTGCGCTTTTTACTGGCTGTATGCGTTTTAGAAATAAAACAGATAGTAATACTTGGTCCGGATGGAAAACTATCTGGACTGACCATAACGACGGCGCCGGCTCCGGTCTCGATGCCGACACCCTCGATGGATTACACGCAAATGACTTTGTAAAGTTCGTAAATCTTTACAGAAATGGAAGAACTGGTTACGTTGTAATGCGCATGCCAAATGACGAATACCTATTGATTCAGTGGGCTTTAATTTCTACTAATGGTGCAAGCGGCGCATACAACCATTCTATCATTTTTCCTGCATCATTCGGTAATACCAATTATTCATTTGTAGCGAATTATCAAACAGAAGACGCACCGACAAACACCAACTATATGTACGGTAATGCAAGAAATGATACAAAAACAGCTTCCACAATTACCGTTAAGGCATACGGTGGCAACATGATCGCATATACAGCCATTGGATGGATGAACTAGGAGGAAAGGAAGTGAGTAAAACTGAAGGACCGGTATATTACGGGTCAAAAAACTCTATATATGGTTTTTATCTCAACAGTGAAAATCTTGATTCTTTCGTTGAAGTATCCAAAGAGGACCATAATAAACTCATGCAAGGTGTCTGCGAGGGGAAGCTGGTAATCCCGGACGAGAATGGGAATCCGATCCTTGCCGAGCAGGAGCGAGATTACCAAGCGGAAGCAAAATACACCCTCGACGAACGAAAGGCGGAGCTGAATAAAATAAGCGTCGTCGCATGGGCCGCCATGACGAAGGAAAAGCAGGCTGAATGGACTGAGTACTTGAAAGCTCTCGATGCCATCTCAAAACAGAAGGGATGGCCGGACAATATCGAGTGGCCGAAAAAACCGGAGTAAAGTAAAACGCAATTGCGGTAAAAAGGAGCTACATCATGACAGTATCAGAAACGATTATCTCTCCTGCGATTCAAAACACGATTGTCCTACTCATGGGGCTAATCGCTTCCGGGCTTGGTGCGCTGATTACCCTCACACTTTCACAAAGGCGTGACGTGAAAAAGCTCCTAACGATAAGCGAGGTGTTTTCGCAGAACATCAACACGCTGAACCCTTGCATGAAAAAAATCCTTTCGGTCGCAAGGTTCCATAACACGGCTATCCATGAAGTTGTCAGGCAAGACGACGAAACGGCGATTCAGTCGCTCCGGTCCGCGATGGACGATATCAAGGAAGTCGAGTGTATGCTTGATAAACGATACGACGCTAACTCAGAGGCCGCAATGTCGGTAGGTGGTGGAAGGTGAAGTATACAGTCAGATTCGCTCATATGAAGGAAGCCCCGAAATGGAAGCGCGGGGACGTTATAAAGCCCGGAGACGTCATCGGGACAATGGGAACCAGTGGCCAGTCAACGGCGGCGCATCTCCATATCGATTGCGCTCAGGGCGAACAGACGCGGCTTTACCAGTTAGTCGATTACGACGTATCAATCAATCCTGCTCCGAGGCAATTGCTTTATTTCATCGACGATGATCTTTTCGGGATCGCTCCCGTCATAACCACGGGGTATGCAGATCATGAGTACTGGACTTCACGCGGGAAGGTGCATCATGGTTTTGATGTTGTTCCTATTGACCGGAGAACAACTCAGGCGCATTATGATATCCACTGGAACCGGTCGGTCAACGGGATAGTTTCTGCTGTCCTTGACGAGCCGGGAAGCTACGGGCATTGTTTATATGTCACGTTTGAAGTATAGGGGGTATCATGAAGAAGTTTATCGCGGCGCTACTTTCCGTTTACGCCGATCTTTCCACGGCGCTTAGGGAAGAT